TTTGCAGTTAGTGCTTCAGTTGCACCATTTAGTGGGCTAACAGGTAAACCTACTTTACTGTCTTCTAGTGCAGATTTACTAACTACTGCATCTGCTGCTGAAAATGTAGTTACTTTTACAAAAGGAGATAGTTCTACTTTTACAGTAACTATTGGTACGGGATCTGGAGGTGGAGGAGGTTTAGCAAGTGTATTAGCAGATACAACACCACAATTAGGAGGTAATTTAGACCTGAATACTAAAAATATATCAGGATCAGGTAAAATAGATATAAACGGACATGTATCTGGAAGTTTATTACATATGGGTGGAACTGGTACTTCTAAATTTACTAGTCACCTACAAGCACATTGTTTAGGAGTAGGACTTGCTCCAACAACAACAACTGGAGAAGTAAATGCAATATCAGGTTCGTTTACTGGACCAGTTTCTGCTTCAGCAATTAATACATTAGGAGTAAGTGTATCAGGAAACATTACAGCAGTATCTGGTTCATTTACAGGACCTATTTCAGCATCGGTGATAAATGCTTCAGGAGATGTAACAGCGTTCTTTTCATCAGATGAAAGACTTAAAGATAACATTACCCCAATAGGTAGTGCAATAGATAAACTTAATACAATCGGAGGGTATGAATTTGATTGGAATAATAGTTCTGAGCATAGCGGTCATGATGTTGGTGTTATCGCTCAAGAAATCGAAAAAGTGCTGCCAGAGGTAGTAGTTACGAGAGGAAATGGCTATAAAGCCGTACGTTATGAGAAAATTGTCGCGTTATTGATACAAGCTATTAAAGAGCAGCAGTCACAAATAGATGATCTCCAATCGAGATTATAGCGACAGAAACTTAATCATATGGAAATGACAAACCCTACCTGGACTTATCAGGGTAGGATATATAATGAACTTTCAGATTTTCCTGAAGGTACTCATGGCTTTATTTACGAAGTCTTACACCGTCCTACTGGCCTACGTTATATAGGCAAAAAAGTCCTACATTTTAATAGAACGTTACCACCACTAAAAGGTACTAAACGTAAAAGAAAAGTAACAAAAGAATCAGATTGGAAAACTTATCATGGTTCTCATCCTAAAATAAAACAACTGCTTGTCGAATCTGATCTTAACGATTTTGAGAGAAAGATATTGGTAATATGTAAAACTAAAAAAGAACTAACATATTTTGAATGTAAATACCTATTTATAAATGAAGTACTAGAAAATCGAGACAACTATATAAACGATAATATTCTAGGAAAGTTTTTTAGAAAAGATTTTACACATGAAATTAACTGATATATTACTTAACGAAGATAATCACGGCGAAGGTTACGAGGAAGGAAAAATAAAACTAATGGGTGATATGATTTTACCTATTGATAAAGAAAAAGTTTTACAAGCAGAAGATAAAAAATACAATAGAGGTCTTTTAGTTACTAGTAAAAAAGATAGAAGTTATCATGTTGCGTACTGGGCAGATAAATTAAAACCCTACCCTATAGAAGTAGAGATAGATGGTAAATCAGTTTCTAAGGACGCTAAAGTAATAAAATTATTATTTCATCCTGAAATGAATGAAAATAAAAAGTAACATGATCAAAATAAAACAACTTATCGGATTACCTTCATTGCAATACCATTTAGATAATAATCTAACGCTATCAGAAAACATCTACCGTTATTCTTCTGATTCGTTTATACAATTATTTGCTGAAGCTAGAGACGCTTGGAGAGACGGTTATATTAGTTTAAATGAAGACGATCAAAAACTTATTGAAACTACAGATATAGGTGAGTATGGTAATTATAATGGTATGAGAGTTCCTTTAGATTTACCAATGATTTCACCAAACTATAACCCTTTATTTGAAATAGGTTGTATGATAGATCAAATGATCGAAGATGAAAATACTATAGACGAAGCAATGTCAATTAGTGAAATGATAAATTTTGATCTTGTTAAAGAGCTAGTCGAATCTATAGGAGGTAATATCAACATGCATAAGTTTAGAAAGGCTGTAGAGATACATGGAGAAACTTTCGATTACTCTGGTTTTGATTTACTTAAAGCTTCAGTAGACTATATTTCAGAGGCTGAATATAGAGGTAAAAAAGTACAACTTAACAAACCTAAAAGAGGAGGTAGTAAAAAGTTTTACGTTTACGTTAAAAATAAAAAAGGTAATGTAGTAAAAGTATCATTTGGTGATACAGGCCTTTCAGTTAAGTTAAAGCAAAGAGGGGCTAGAGCATCCTTTGCTGCAAGACATAAATGTGCTCAAAAGAAAGATAAAACTAAAGCAGGATATTGGTCTTGTAATATAGGTCGTTATTGGAAATCATTAGGTGGGTCATCAAACTTCTCAGGATACTGGTAAAATGAAAATTAAAGATATATTGTTCGAACAGAAAGAGTTCAAGTTACTAGAACTACCTTATAAGTACAACTCATTAGAACCTTATATTGATAAAGAAACTATGGAAGAACACCATAGTAAACACCACAACGGTTATGTTACTAAATTAAATAAAGCACTGGAAGGTAAGTTTGCTCCTTTATCTGAAATATTTGCTAACATAGATCAATACGATGATGCAGTTAGAAATAACGCAGGTGGAGTATATAACCACAATATATACTTTAATTTATTATCTGCAGATCCAGCAAAAGCTCCTGTAGGTGAATTAAAAGATCAAATGGAAAATACCTTTGGTTCATATGATGATTTTAAAGAAAAGTTTAAAGCATCTGGATTAGGGCAGTTTGGATCAGGATGGGCTTGGTTAGTCTATAACGATGGAAAATTAAATATCATTTCTACGCCTAATCAAGATAATCCATTAATGAGTAAAAAAGGAAAGGTTATCATAGGAATGGATGTATGGGAACATGCATACTACCTTAAACACAAAAGTCAAAGAGGTGATTATATAGATGATTTTTTCGAAGTGCTTTGTTGGAACCAAGCTGAAGAAAACTATCAGAATATAATTAATGGCTAGACCTTATTCCGAAAAAAAGAAAGACGGTTATATATTAAGAGAATTTTCTCGAAATATTTCTACATTCGAACTTGTATGGCATAGAGATAAAAAAGACCGTATAGTAGAATCGATTCACGAAACTGATTGGCAATTTCAACTTGATAATCAACTCCCTCAAAGATTAACAAAAGATAAACTATTTATACCTAAAGAAACCTATCACCGGTTAATTAAAGGAACTGGTGATTTAGTTGTTAAGATATGGCAAGAGGAATAGCTTTAGTAGGTGCGTTGATGAGACCAAAAAGGAAAAGGCCTGGAGTTCATGCTAAATCTAAAACATCGAAGTTAAAAACTTCTCGTAATTATAAAAAGGCCTACAGAGGTCAAGGAAGATGAAATTGAGAGATATCATATTTGAAAATGAAAGCCACTACCGTAAGTTGGCAAAGAAACTTGAAAACGAGTTGAGGGATACTTACAACAGGGACGATATTCATGTAACGATGGGAGCTTATTCAGGAGAAAGGTCAGCACGAGACCCTTTGAGAAACAAAGGATATGGAAGAGTTGAAATAATGCAAAGAGAAGATTTACCTGACAGTGAGTATAGGAATATGAAAAATACACTCATAGCTAAAGGATATGAAATTACAGGAGGGGCTAATTATTATGATTACGAACCAAATGAAAATGAATACTTTCCTAACTTCAAATTTAATTTTGATCTATGAAACTATCTAAAGTCATATTGGAAAACAAAACAGTAGTTGAAAATATTGAACTTGCTTTAACTGCAAATGATGTAGAAAAACTTACTAAAAATATATCTGATAAATTAGAAGATTATTTAGATATAGAAAATAGAGAGTTACTTGAAACTACCGTTACTGCTGCAATAAAAGAACTTATTGTAGAATAAGTTGTTAAATTAAATATAAGTTCTTATCTTGATATAGATACGGACTGGTTATGGACTATACTTTTCTTTTAGGATCAATAGAAAACATATTGGGTAAGAGTCACAAGAGAGCTAGAGACAACTACGCTTTTCATTGTCCTTTTTGCAATCATCGTAAACCAAAGTTAGAAATTAATATGCATACTAACGAGGAAGGAAAAAATCCTTGGGAGTGTTGGGTATGTCAAACTAAAGGTAGAACGATTCGTTCATTATTATATCAACTAAAGACTCCTAAAGATCAAGCATCTGAAATATTAAAATATGTTCCAAGAGGAGGTACTGTAGAATATAAACAGCTATCTATAATAGAACTACCAAAGGAGTTTCAACTTCTATACAATGCTTCTACAACATCAGTAGTAGCTAACTTAGTAAAAAAGTACTTATATGAAAGAGGATTTACCGATAATGATTTTATTAAATATGGGATTGGATACTGTACGTCTGGAGAATATGGAGGACGAGTTATTATCCCAAGTTATTCTGAATCCAATTCACTCAATTACTTTGTTGCAAGAAGCTATGATGGCAACTATTTTAAGTACAAAAACCCTGAAGTATCAAAAGACGTAATCTTTTTTGAAAACTTAATTAATTGGAATACACCTATTATTCTATGTGAAGGTGTGTTTGATGCAATAGCTATACGTAGAAATGCAATACCGTTATTAGGAAAAAGTATAACTGATTCATTATACAAAAAATTAATTACTTCTAAAGTAACAGACATATATGTGGCTCTTGATACTGATGCAAGAGATAAAGCACTAACAATATCAGAAAAACTTTTAAACCAAGGTAAAAGAGTATTTTTAGTAGACTTACCAGATAAAGACCCATCTGAAATGGGATTCAAATCTTTTACCGAATTAATACAAGAGTCGGTTGAGTTAGATATTTCTAACATTATGCTCCGAAAATTAGATTTATGATTAGACAAGGTACTAACATTTTAAAAGAACACTCAAACCAGAGATTGGATTTTAATCCTCAATTAAAACAAATTAACTTTTTAGATAGACGCGTATATAAGAGGTCGGAAGGAGTATTTTATCCGTCCGTAACCACAATACTCCAATATATGCCGAGGAATCAATTTTTTGAAAATTGGTTAAAAGACGTAGGACATAATGCCGACCTCATTGCGTCTAAAGCTGCTAAACAAGGTACTCAAGTTCATGAAGCTGCTGAATCTTTAGTAAAAGGAGAAGAAGTTTCGTGGGTGGATGATTACGGTAAAGCAAAATATTCTCAATTAGTTTGGGAAATGATATTAAGATTTTATGAATTTTGGACTACTCATAAACCTGAACTCATATCTACTGAAGAGTTTGTTTTTTCTGATAAATTTGAATATGCTGGTACTGCAGATCTTTTAGTAAAAATGGACGATGAAGTATGGTTGCTAGATATTAAAACTTCTAAACATATGCATAAAGTTTATCACTTACAGTTAGCAGCATATGCTAAAGCAATAGAAGAAACCAAAGGTATAAAAGTAAATAGAACTGGAATAGTGTGGTTAAAATCGCATACTAAAACTAAGTCTAACAAAAAAGGAGTTTACCAAGGTAAAGGTTGGCAAATAAAAGTAATAGATGATATAGATAAGAATTTTGATTTGTTTAAACAGATATATAATTTCTATAAATTAGATCACCCTACAACTGAACCTATTTATAATAGTTACCCGACGACTCTTAAACTATGAAAAAAAGTTGGATATATGCAATTATTTTATTATCTTTATATAGTTGTGGTAGTTATACCCTTCAAACAAATAAAGGTTACAATGTTAAAAGCATTCTCGCTATTACCGAAGCAGGAGATACTATCTCAGTCCCATACAACCAGTTCGTTAAAGATAGATACGACAGTTATATCAGATTTAACTTCAACGACGCATGGTACTGGAACAGCTGGAATTACAACTATAACTGGAGATTTAACTATGGCGGTTGGAACTACCCTTATTACTGGGGTTGGAATAATCGCTTTAATAATTTTAGCATTCCTAGCAGACCGCTGGTTAAACCGAAAACAAGAGTTAGAGTCAATGGACCTAGAGGAAGAATTAACCAACCAAGACTTTTAAATGAAAATAACTCAAATAATATTAGAATCACGCCACCGACCGAAACTGGTAGTAATGGCAGGAGGAGCTGGGACAGGCAAGTCATACCTAATCAATCAACTAGACCTAGGTTCATTACCCCTAGTCAACCCAGACAAATACGTGGAAGATCCCAATAGCCCCGCATACAACAAACTCAGCCCAGGGGTAGCTCTCGCCAACAAGGAAGCAGAGGCAATGGCAGAAGACAAAACTAGTTTCGTTTGGGACACTACAGCATCTAATCCTAAAAAAATAGATTTATTTCTTAATAAAGGATATGACGTATACATGGTAATGGTATATTCTCACCCTGTTATAGCTTATATCTCTAATGCAAAAAGACAAAGAAGAGTACCTTCTTCAGCAGTATTTTCTACATGGAGAAACGTTTATAAACTAATTGAAAATTATAATAAAAAACTCAAAGGTAATTTATCTATTTTTATTAATGATAGAGGAGGTGAATTTTCAGAATATGTACAAGAATTTAATACTGCTGCAAAAAATGGAGCAGCTGGTATTTCTGATTATTTAGAAAGATTAAATGATAAATTAAATTTAGAGGTAGGTTCTACATTTAGAGACCCTATTCAATTATCAAAAGTTGAACAAGAAGAATTTTACAAAGCAGTCAAAGATATTGATTATGATACTGAAAATTATGGAGAAGATAGAGCATTAAAATCTTATTTTCAAAAAATGTATCAAAAAAATGATTTACCTCCTGGTGATGATCAATTAAAAAAAGCACTTGATTCTTATAGAAAAAGAAAAATAAGTGATGCTGAAAGAGCAAAAGATGTATTAGACGATATTGCTGACACAGTATATGACCCAGTATTTTTAGAAAAATTACAACATTCATCAGTTGCTGAAATTGATAAGAACGTACAAAACTTTTTAGCATAATGGCTACAGCACTTTACCCAGGAGGGTTTAAACCTCCACATAGAGGACATTTTGAAGTAGTAAAAAAACTACTTTCTGGTACTCATAATGGTAAGGTGTACAATTTCGATAATAGAGAAAAGATAGGTAAACAAGCTCTTAAAGGTAAATCAGATAAGGTAGATAATATTGATAAGGTAGTAGTATTTATCGGGGCTAAAGATAGAAACGGCATTAGTAATGAGATGTCAAAAAATATCTGGAATATTTATAAAAAATATTTAGGTAACGTTGAAATTTACCACGAAGTTCCTAATCCAATGGCAAATGCTTCTGCGTATGCAAAGAACAGACCAGATGAAAAATTTTATGCTGTCACTGGAATAAGAGGAGAAGAAGATGTAGTAGACCTAAGGCGTATAACCACTTTTAAAAATAGAGAAAACGTTGAAGGATTAGTATTTGCAGCTCCAGGAGGAACTAGAGCTACTGATTTAAGACAAGCAGTATTATCAGGTAATTTAGATCGAATAAGAGATTTTTTTCCTGAAGAATTGAAAAGAAAAGAAATATTAGATATAGTAAGTATGTTGAAACAAAGTATCATTTCTGAAATAATGGCTGAAAAAGTTGATGAATTATTTGAAGAATGGTTTAATAAAGAACCAGTTAATGAATATGTTCCTTCAACCCCAACATCTTATGATGCTGCTATTAGTTCAAAAGATAGAGCTTATTTAGTAACTCTTTACGACAAAATAAAAAACCATATAGGCACTAAAGGTATTAAAATAAACTTTAATCAAGATCATATAAGAATAAGTTTAGATGACACAGGAGTAAATGAATCTAAAAATATGTATACTCCTTATATGGCTTCATTATTAGAATATATGTTAGACCAAGGTATGAATATAACACCATTACCAGAAGTAAAAATAAGAAGAGATACCTCTGAATCTAGCAACTTTTTCGGACGTACTGCATATTACGACCCTAACATTCAAGAAATAGTACTTTATGTAGAAGGTAGACACCCTAAAGATGTTATGAGATCTTTTACCCATGAAATGGTTCATCATATGCAAAATATAGAAGGTAGATTAGGAGATATACAAACATCCAATACCAATGAATCTGATGCACTATTAGAATTAGAAAAAGAAGCATACTTAACTGGTAATATTACTTTTAGAAACTGGGAAGATTCTGTTAAGAATATGGAAGAAGGTTTATGGGCTAATATTAATGCTAAAAAGAAAGCAGGTAAAAAATCTTCTCACAAAAATTCAAAAGCTTATAAAGCAGCTAAAAAAGCTGGTCAAGCCTTAACTAGAAGTAAAAAAGCTAAAAGTGAATAGTTTAAAAGAATTACTTAACGAAGGGTACCCCTTGAAAGAGGAAAAACCAAATCTACCGTATAAGATTTATTGCGATATGGATGGAGTATTGACAGACTTCGAAGGAAGGTTTGAACACTTTACTGGTATACATCCTCAAGAATATGAAAAACAAAAAGGTAGAGCTGCATTTTGGCATCTTATCGATAGTGAAATAGGAGTAAGGTTTTGGGTAGGAATGGGTTGGATGCCTCAAGGTAAAAGACTTTGGAACTTTATAGCTCCTTACAAACCAGATTTACTAACTTCTCCTTCTAGAGAAAATCAATCAAGATTAGGAAAAAATTTATGGGTAAGAAATAACCTTAATCCTAAACCAAGAGTTATTTTTGCATACTCAGCAGATAAGCAAAGATATGCAAAAGAAAATACTATTTTAATTGATGATAAAAAATCGAATATTAACGAATGGGCATCTAGAGGAGGTATTGCTATAAGGTGCAAAAATGGTGATGTTGACCATGTTATAAATAAATTACAAGAGTTAGGTTATGAGTGAATCTCTACTTAAAAAAGAGTTTAAACAAGAAGATGTACAAAGAGCTAGAAACCTTATAAATAAAAAATTTGGAGACAAAACTAAGATCCAATCAGGTTACCAAAAAGCATTTGTAAAACATAAAGAAGGTGACATTTGGGAAGAATCAGGCAAAACCTGGACTATCAAAAATGGTATTAAACAAAATGTTACAAAACTAGATTCCGTAAAAGAAAAAATAAAAATGCCTCTTGCATGTCCTAAATGTAATAAGGCAATAAAACATCATCTTGCAAAAAAGATGTATAAAATTCACGGTTTTTGTTTTGACTGTACTATAGATTATGAAGCTAATTTGAGAAAAGCTGGTTTATACGAACAGTACGAGAAACAAATGGTTAGTGGTAATGTAGAAGCATTTGCTCAAGATCTTGAAAATTGGGTACTTGAAACTTTATCTTCTAATATTTCAATGGTTACTGAACAAGGAGATTTAGAAGAGTGGCAAGACACAGGTAAAGGTTACAATGATAAAATAGTAAATGAGTTAAATAACTATCTAAAAGAGTTACGCAAACATATTTGACTCTATTTATAGAATATATACTAACTCATGACTCAAAAACAATTACTAGAATCGCTTCTGGGTGAAATAAAGCATATCAAAACTCACATGCCCAATGGTGAGTTAAAACAAATGCTTAAAGAGATGCAATCTATGAAAGATGACATCACTGAACTTAAATTTACCCTACTAAATCCAGACAATGGAGTTATAGTTAATACAAATAAAAACACTGAATATAGAATGGAACTTCAAAATAATGAAGTTGACTTTAGAAATAAGCTATCAGAAATTGATGAATTGAAAAAATGGAAAGAAAGCGTAACTAGAGCATTATGGATTATATTCGGTATATTAGCTACTGTGATTATTAGAATGCTTATGATGCATGCAGAAGGTTAAGTAAACTATTTATTAAAAACACTGTAAGTGACTAACCAGGAAATTGAAAACATAACGTTAGAGTCTTTAAGAGACTGGTTCAAGAAAGAAAAATGGGTACGTATTACCACTTCTGGTAATATAGCAGGACCTTGTGGTACTTCTAAAAATAAAAAGAACCCAGATAGATGCTTACCAAGAGCCAAAGCTCAATCCTTAACCAAAGCTCAAAGAGCGGCAACTGCTAGAAAGAAAAAAAGAGCAGGAGCTAAAGGTAAAACAGTAGTGAAAAATACTAAAGCAGCAACAGTAAAAAAAGAAGGGTATTACGAAAACACTGCTTTAGAGCAAGAAATCAAACAATACGGGTACGAAAATTTTGAAGATTTTTTCAATGATAATCCAGGAGCTGAGGAAGCAGTATTTGATTTTATAGATCAAAACTTAGCTCGAATTCAAAAGGAAACAGCTAATCCGCAAGATGGTAAAGCAGCACCATTTGGATCAGGATATAAACCTACAAAAAAAATGAAAAACGAAAAAACTATTAAAGAAGCTATGACTAAGGATCGTCTTTTAGCTATGATGAAAGGAACAGATGATGTAATGGTACGTCTTTATGACGGTACTTACTACATAGTATATAGTCCATACTCTGATAATGATGATAATGCTAGCATGTGGGGAGATGATTCGGTTATAGGAATAAATAGAGACGGCGATGAAAGAGAGTTTCGATATGACGATATAGATGATGTATATATTTACGAAGAAAAAGAAAAAATGGAAATAAAAAGACCATCAAAACAAGGTATAAAAAGAAAACTTCGAAAAGCATTTTTGGAAGAACTAGTATGGGAAGTACTTACTGAAAAAGATGATAGATGTACTAGAATAGCAAAACGTAAGTACGATACTTGGCCATCAGCTTATGCTTCAGGAGCAGTTGTTAGATGTAGAAAAGGTGAAATTTGGAAAAAAGAAAAATGAAACTAACAGACGTAATTAAGGAATTAGTTATAGAAGGTAAACTTTCAGACTACGGGTTAAACAATACACCCGCAGCTTTAAGAAAAGAAAAAGAATTGAGGTTTAAAAAAAATAAACCGAAAGATTCTATAACTGATTTAGATCTTAATACTTTGAGTAGAAACGTAACCGTAAAAGAGTACAGATACGGCCCTCTTAATCCGGATGATGAAAAAGGAGCTAAAAAGTTCTGGGAGGATAAAGCTAAAATGTGGGACACTACTATAGAGCATGCTAAAACTTCTAGATGTTCTAACTGTTCAGCGTTTAATCAAAAATCTACAATACTTGAAAAAATAGCCAAAGCTATAGGAGAGCAAGGAAAACGTATTGTAAAACAATCCAATATAGGATTTTGCGAATTCTTTTGGTTTAAATGTGCTGGAGCTAG